TAAGAGATCAGGATCGGGCGCCCGGTGGTGTTGAAATATTCGGTGTTGCCCTGCCGGACGACCTGAGCCCAGGTCTGCTCCCATCCCAGAGCCTTGGCCAGCATGTGCTGTTCCGTCGACGCAGGCGTCATAAGTTTTTCAGTAGCGATGCCGGTCCGTGCCTCTGCCACTGTAGCAATATCGGCGCTGAGCGTACGATCGGCGCTAAGTGGGCCACCCCCTGTCAAACCGGCCCCAGTGGTCAGACGGCGATCAATCCCCACTTTGGCATTCAGTACAAGTTGCATCGCTTCTGATACCGGCTTTTCTTGGTCGGAGGTATTGTTGACCCGGCCGAGACCAACATCCGCGGCTGAAAGACTGACCTCCCCGGTTTGGCCAGCAACGGATTGCACCGCACCCAACGCGACGATGGTGAAGGTGCCGTCGCCGTTGTCCCTTTTCAGATAAAGTGTGCCATCGCGTATATTGATGGCCAGTTCCCCTAGATCGAGCTGCGCAGTCGTAGGTTTCTTGCCAGGAACGGCAGAGCGTTTGTGCCGCAAGGTCGAGGTCATGCTGACACCTCCTCTGCATCCTCGGCAAACGCACGGACCGCAGTCGGCGTGCCGTCGATGACCGCATGCGCGTCGGCCCGCTCGGCGTCGTCTTGGACAACGGCAGGATTCTGCACCATCTCGGTCCCGGTCAGCTCGCCGCTCTCGTTGTCGTAGACGGGCTGCTCAACATCAGTCAGGAGCGGCTCGATCGGAGCATGCACCACGACGGTCTCCATCACAGGCTCGCCGGTTTCCTCGCCGATCAGGATCTGCTCTTGGGGCCGAGGGTCCGGAATATCCGCCACCCGAACGTCGATCCGGGTGGTATCCGACAGAAGCCGCGCTGCCCCGAACTCGGTGATCTCATCCGGGCGGCGCAGGATGCCCCGGGCGCGGGTGAACTGCCCCTCGCTGTCCCGATGCCAAATTTCGACCGAGAGATTGGCATCGAGAAACAGCACCCCGAGGGCGTCAGCAAAGGCGCTCATCAGGTCCGCTTGGCCGAGCGCAGAACCTGCGGGCGGGTGCAGATCGGCAGCGGGTTGCTTTCGATCTCAAGACGCACCCATTCGTCGCGATCGCGGTCGGGGATCATGCGCGCATAGAGCGGCAGGCCAAGCGTGTTCACCGTCTCGAACGTGTCGGCTGGGGCGTAGTAGATCTCGAACAGGCCCTCGACACCTTCCGGGTAGAAATACGCCTTGTCGGTCGGCACGCCGAAGCCGAGGCCACCGCGATAGCGGCGGAAGGTGATGCCGCCAAAGCTGACCTCTTCGCCCACGCGGCCGCGCAGGTCGGCAGCAGCTGCGGTGTTGAGATAGGTCTCGCGCACCTCCTTGTGAGCTACGAGATCGGCAAAGAAGGCCGAGCCGCATTCGGCGCGCAGCTGCACCTGACCGGCAGCAAGCCCACCGAGGCTGTCCTCGACGCTTTCGATCAGCGCCTGGCAGCGCTTCCTGAGCGCCCCCGAAGCCGGGCTCGCGTTGTCGAGATCAAAATCGACCTCCGCGGCCGGCGTGATGCCGAACTCAGTGTAGTAGTTGATGACGGTCGCGCCGTCCTTCGGGTCCTTCACCACGCCCTGAATGCCGTTGAAAAGGTGGAATTCGAAAGTGGCTTCCGCGTCGTTGCGAAGCCGTCCCATCTTGCGGGCGACTTCGGTCTGGACCTGCTGGGTGGCAGTTTCGGAGCCGAAATCGCGGATCGCCTGGATTTCCGAGGCCCAGAGCACATCCTGCTTTTTGAACTGGCGGCAGACAAAGGCACGCATATCGCGCCGTTCAGGCACCTGTTGCTCATAGGCCGAACCGCGTTCCGAGAACGGGATCAACTGCAGCGTGCCATCGCGGCTTTCGATCATCACTGTGCGACTCCGCACGCCGCGGCTGCCAAAGAGGCTCGCACCTGACAGGATGGCCGGTTTGAAGGGTATGTTTTCGAGCGCGCGGGTCAGCTCGATAATGGAGAAGGCGTCGCCTTCAAAGATATCCATGGTGGCCACAGGGAGCCTCCTTTATATTTGACGGGAACAGGGAAAGCTGCGCGCGATCAGCGCAAGATGATGCCAAGCGCAGCCAATGCCGTGGTGGCGGTCGTGATCTGGGCCGCAGTGGCACCCTCGGGCCAGACAATCTCGTGACTGTTCACGATGGCAGAGCCGCGGATGAGTGCCACACCGGGAGTATCTGCATCAGTGGCATCAGCCACTCCCCACAGGATACCCGCGGCATTCTGGCTGCCGTTTGAAGCGGCGGGTGAGAGGGCCGTGTATTTACCACCCGTCGAGATCTTGCCCAGCACGGTGCCGGGCGCGAGCTTGCCTGCGCCAGATGCGAGGGTGACGGTTTCACGGGTGTAGTCGCGCAAGACTTCCCAAACGAGGAAGCCGCCGTGATGCGGCCCTTCGGTTAATTTCGGCATGGGAGATTATCCTTTCAATTTGAAGGTAAGGGCGATGACATCGCCCCAGGGGCGCGCCGTAGGGTTGGGCCCGGGTTGTGGGTGATGGGGGCTGATCTGCGGCGTGGCTGCGGCCTTTGCGTCCAGCAGGCTGGCGCGCACTGCGTCGAGACTGGCGTCTTCCTCAAGGAACCGCCCGGCCATTTGCGGCTGGCCCGCAAGCCGGCAGAGCTCGATCACAGCGCGGGCATGGGCGATGGCCTCGGCGCGGATCGCACCAGCGTCAGGCGGTGCATCGGGTAGTGCGTCGGGTGGTGCGTTAGCGGCTGCAACGCAGCGCTCCACCACGCTTGCGGGGGTGTTCCCGTCTGCGACACCCCCACTCTGCCCATTTGAAGGCGATGCAACGTCGGCTGTAGCCACCGGATCAACGTTCCCGACGGGAACCTTGATCGCGGGGTCCGGTGTCGGTGCCGGATCATCACGCTCTGCAACATCGTTGTCGCCTGCGGCGATATCCGCGTCTGATGCAGCGCTGTCCGCTTCAACCGCCTCAACGAGTTCAGGCGGGGCGTTACGGAACCGGCCAATGTCGAAACTGGCGGCGATGCGCACAGGCTCTACCATGCGCGTGGCAAGACCTGCTTCCAGTGCGTCCTTTGCATCAAACCAGGTCTCGGCGGACAGCAGTGCCGCAATTTCATCCTCGGGCTTGCCAGATTTGGCCGCGTATCCCCGCGTCATGCTGGCCGCGATCTTGTCCAGCGTGCCGGCCATGTCGCGCATGTCTGCGGCCGTGCCCATGACAACGCCAGAAGGGTCATGGATCATCAGGAAGGCGTTTTCCGGCATGACGATCTCGTCGCCCACCATGGCAATGTAACTCGCAGCAGAGGCCGCAATGCCATCGATCCAGACGGTGATCGTGCCCGCGTGCCGCGTCAGTGCATTATAGATCGCCACCGCATCGAAGACCGAACCGCCCGGGCTATTCAGCCGCAGATCGATCGGCGCATCATCCGGCAGTGCGCCCAGCTCGGCCAGAAACCCTTTTGCGCTGACGCCGTAAGCTCCGATTTCGTCATAGATCAGCACTTCCGCGCCCGTTGCCCGGGCACGGATCGTGTACCAACTGTTCATGGTGTCACTCCTGTTTGGATTGAGGGGCGGACCCGTCGCCTTTGTCATCTGGTTCCGGCGTCTGGCTCGGTGTCGCACGCGCACCTTGCGTCTCGCTAGGACTGGTGCGGTAGCTGAGACCCAGCGCTTTTGTCCGCGCAGCATCGGCTGCGTTTTCGCGGTCGACCTCTTCGACATCGTAGCCCGTGGCCTCGACCACCTTGCGCCGCGAGGTGATGCCCGCCTCCATGGCTAGAACTTGCGCCTGGATGTCTTTGAGCGGATCGACCCAGTCCCAACGGGGCGGGATCCATTGCACCATGCGCGCAGCTATCGGATCAGGCGGATCCAGCCGGCCCGCCAGTTGCGCCGTGTCCAGCCAGCGAAGCCAGATCGGACGGCAGAGCTGATGCGCAATCACCCCGTGCTGCAATTGCTGCACGCGACGGCGGAATTCGACAAGTTCGGCCCGCAGGCTCGAATAGTTGGCCTGGCGCACATCGCCGGTGACCAGATGATACGGCAGCCCCAGCGAGGCCGAGACCGCCAGTAGCGTGCGATACTGGAACGCCTCATAACCACCACCGACATCGGCAGGGCTTGAGAACTTCACATCCTCGCCTGGCAGCAGCACCTGCATGGTACCGGGCTCGAGGCTAGCGATGGCCGCCCCGTCGAGATCGACCTCCCCCTCTCCCATCATCGGATCTTCTGGTGCTGTCTTGGTGATGAAGCCCGCAAACATCGCCGCCGTCTTCTTGCGATCAAGCTCTGCGTCATCATATTGATCGAGCAGGAACAGCCGCACCATCGCGGGTGCCACATGTGGCAGTCCGCGGATTTGGCCTGCATCGATGGGCCGATAGATATGCAGCACGTCCTCGGCCGGAACGCGCACGGTTTCCGGTATGGCGACGCGCTGGTCGGTGCTGTCTCCCGGGTGGCTGCGGCGGAAGTGATAGGCAACACGCCGCCCGATCAGATCAAACTCGATACCGCAGCGGATGCGGTTGCCATTCGGGGCAATCTCCGTTTTTTCGAAGGGCAGCATTTCCGATTGCAGCAGCTGCATCTGCAACGGCACAAGCAACCCATCCTCGGCACGGCGCGGCCGCATCCGCACAAAACACTCGCCCGCGACGAA